TAGGTTTGCGTTGGCAACGGCCGTGGTCTGGTTGTTCCACGTCATCTGGTCGACGACGGTCATCATGTAGCGGTTGCCCTGCGTGTCGAGCAGGTAAGCGCTGCCGGGCGCCTCGATCACCCGCAGCGGTCGCGTGCCGGATATCATGCCGCCCGGTCCGACAGTATAGGCGCCGATGCCGACTTGCAGCGTGAAGGTCTGGGTCAGTTCGGCGAAGCAGGTCAACGTTTCGTTTGACCAGACATCGAGCATGTCGTTCAGCACCGACAGTCCACGCGCGCTGTCGGCCGCCGCGGCGGTGTCGCCTGGACCATAAATGCCCAGCAGTTCAAAGGCATCCTGGATGATGTCGAGCGCGGTCGTCAGGGGACACCTCCGGCGCAAAGGCGCCTGCGTGATCAGAGATGCCCGGCAGATCCCGGCCGGTCGGCGTGCGCGACGATAGCACCGAACCAATCGCTAGAACAACGACACGGTTTCTTCTGTCTGTCGTTGAAGCGGCACGCGGCGACAGCGTATATCGCGATTGCGATATGATTTCCTCAGACCAAGAGGTCAAAGTGATTTCCGCCCCCATTATTCCACAATTTGGCATGGACCCGAAATTGCTCCATGTCTTCGCGCCGCGATTTAATCCATTGGGTTTCAGTCAGCCGCACCAGCATTGGGAACGCTTCGCGCAGCATATGCTCGATTCCGGCGTGCATCTGACTGTTGTCGAATGCGTTTCGCCCGGCGAGGACTTTCATTGCACTGCGCCGCCGATGTCCGATCCGGCACACGCCGATCGCTTCCAGCACATTGGCGTCTACGCGAAAACCCGCGCGTGGACAAAGGAGAACCTAATTGTCCTCGGCGTACAACGCACTCCCCAGGCGCAGTTCATCGCCTGGCTCGACGCCGACATCACCTTTCGTCGGCAAGACTGGGCCTCGGCCACAGTCAAGGCTCTGCTGCACTATGAAATCGTGCAGCCATGGAAGAGTTGCCTCGACCTCGGGCCGAACGGCGAAATCATCGCCGTCCATACAAGCTTCTGCCACCAGATGTGGCAGGGCCAGCCGCTGGCGCCGCCTGACTGGAAAACACCATACTGGATCGGTGACGGCGGCTCGGCCGTCTATCCGCACTGCCTACCGGGGGATAGCCTCGTGGTGCCAGGTGGGAAGGTCATAGCCGCGAGCCGGCGTCCATACGAAGGCGATCTCGTCGTCATTCGCACGGCCAGCGGTCAGGAGTTGTCCTGCTCGCTCAATCACCCGGTATTCTCGGGTAGCGGCTGGGTCCGAGCCGATCGCCTCAACGTGGGCGATAATGTGTTGCGCCACGTCCGGGGGAACGGGCTTCTTGGCAAGCCAGACGAAAAGCAGCCCCCAGCCCGCATTGAGGATGTAGTTCGTTCGTTCAGCGAACGTGCGGGCCGCGACCGATTTGCACACCTTTTGCCTGACGATCTCGACAATAACCGGTCCAATTGCAAAGTCGCCGAGGTATGGGCCGATCGCCACCTGACGACAGAACGTCACGCCAGCAGCGCCAAGCAAAGCGGCGACTTCAATTTCGGTCGGATTGGACATCTGACCGCCGATCGTTTCGACCGTCTTGGCTCGCATGATCTTCTTTGCCAGGCTCTCGGTCTTGCCACGCCTGCCAATCAGCCCACCGCGTCGGCCGGCTTCACGCCTGAACTCTTCGGTGGTCTTTTCGAGCATCCCAACGCTGATCGCCGCGCCGATTTGCTGACGTCGTTCGGCGCTCGCTCGATCCCAGGCCAATCGGCGACGGGTACTGGCAATCTCCCCACTGGTTCTCGCTGCAGCATGCGCGGCACGGACATCAGCGGGAACGCGCTTGGCGATGATCTGTCGCGCATACCGTTCATTCATGCCGACGACCCCGGCGCACTCCGGCGCGGGCTTGCCGGACAAGTAGAGCTTGATGAGGTGGTCTATGTCGGCCGTCGTGAATTTCTTGGGCATCTGTACGATCTGCAGACTGAGAACGGCTACATCATTGCTGACGGCATTCTGACGCACAATAGCGGGTTCGGGTGGGGCACAACGCGCGCTATCTGGGATGCGATCGGCGGGCTGTTCGAATACGGCGCAATGGGCAGCGCCGATCATCACATGGCCGCATCTCTCGCCGGTCTCGCGCACAAGACGTTGCCCCCCGGCAATACCTCAGCGAACTACTGTGCCGAGGTGCTGCGCTGGCAGCGCCGCGCGCAGGCCGCGATCAACGGCAATGTCGGCTACGTCGATGGCGTGATCGAGCATAGCTTCCACGGTGCGAAACGGAACCGCTCCTACATCGGCCGGTGGGCGATGTTCCTCGAACACGGCTTCGATCCGCTGGAGGATCTGTGCCGCAACAGCTACGGCGTCTGGGAGTTCGCGACGAAGAAACCGCGCCTGCGCCGCGCGTTCGATCGTTACCTGCACAGCAGAAACGAAGATGGCAATTCGATGTAATGTCTTACACCAGCAAATGGACCCCGCATGCCAGCCAGTGCCGATACTGCGGGGCACCAGCGCTCAAGTTTCGCCGCTGGAGCCCGGCACCGGGCGCCGACGAAGACATCTGCTTTTCTTGCGACGCCTGCCGCCAGGTCTGGTGGATCGAGGCCGCCGCTTCGCCAGAGGATGCCCGAATGAAAATTGCGGTCAAACCATACGCCATGCGCCTGTCGGGCACAGTCGCCCAACAGCCCTATTCCATGTCGTGGACTATTCCTGCGCTATGCGCCGCTTACGACTGGCCTGACGACGCACCGGGCGGCGGGATGATTGCGATCATCGAACTCGGTGGCGGGTGGAAGCAGTCTGATGTTGAGCAGGCATTCGCCGCGATGAAACTGCCCGCGCCGTCGATCACCGATGTCTCGGTCGATGGTACGACCAACAGCCCAGGCGCCGACGCTGATGGAGAAGTGGCGCTGGACATCCAGGTCGCGGCGGCGAGTTACACCGTTGCCACGGGGGGCAAGCCGGCGACGCTGCGCATCTACTGGTGCCAGGACATCGCCGCCGGCGTTGCCGCAGCGCAGGCTGATGGCTGTGACGTGTGTTCGATCTCCTGGGGGCTCGACGAAGCGTTGTGGGGGAAGGTCGATGGTTACGCGATGGATGCGGCGGCAACGGCAGCGACCAACGCTGGCATGGTGATCTGCGCCGCGGCAGGCGACAACGACAGCTCTGATGGCGGCACGACGCCAGCCAATGTCGATCTGCCTGGATCGGCGCGCCGGGTGATATCCTGCGGCGGCACCAGCCGCTGGCCATCAGGCACCGAAGTTGTCTGGAACAACGAGAACGGCAAGTCGAACGGCTCCGGCACCGGCGGCGGCTACTCGACGCTGTTTGCGATGCAAGTCTGGCAGACCGGCGCTCCGCGGCCACCGCCTAGTCTCGGCCGCATGGTACCCGATGTCGCGGCCTGCGCCGATCCGAACACCGGCTATCAGATCGTGCTGGACGGTCAGGTCGAAGTTGTCGGCGGCACCAGCGCCGTCGCCCCACTCTTTGCCGGGCTGTTCGCCGCGTGCGGCCGGAAGCTGGGCTTCATCGCACCCAAGCTCTACGAGAACAAGACGGCGTTCCGCGACATCATGCACGGCAACAACGGTCTGTACCATGCCGGTCTAGGCCCCGACCCCTGCTCGGGTATCGGTTCGCCGAACGGCAAGGCGATCGTCGCGCTGTTCGTCTGACGGCGAACCCGCCGGGCGAAGGATGAGCCGGCTTTAACCGCCACTTAACTCCAACCCGGTTATAGCCTGTGTCGAGCCGGCAGTGGCGCTGTCCACGGGCTCTTTGCGGTCACGGGCGCGTCTTCTTGATCGATAGACGCGCCCACCTCACCGACAAGACCAGGGAGTATCCACTACGCGCGTTATACAGAGTTCAAGTTAGCTTGAGCCCTATATGCGATGCGCTGCGCTCTCTGTATCGGTGGACGTGGACCGTTCGGCGCACCTGGAATGGTGCAAGCGTCGAGCGCTCGATTGCCTCGATGCCGGCCAGGTCCACAATGCCGTCGCGTCGATGCTGTCCGGTCTGCACAAGCATCCGGAAACCGTCCCCCAGTGCAGCCTTCAACTGGAGCGCACCGTGGTCCGTCTTCTCATCGATAGGGATGTCGCGGCGGCGCGCGCCTGGATCAGCGGCTTTGTGTGAATCGCTTCCGCCGGTGGAACGGCGTCGGATCGCCTGAGACCATGATCCGGTGCCCGAACTGGCCGCATTCAGCGCAACGCAATGGCAGGTGGATAAGTGGCGTGTCGCCATGGCCGGCGGCGATCAGCGCGGCCAGATCTAGCTCCACGGGGCGGTCGCACGGCAGGCAGTAAGCATGAACCGTATGGATGCCGAGGGTCCCACGGGCTCGGGCCGAAAATTCCGGTCCAAGGCGGAACGCGACATTGCGAAAATGTCTAGATTTGGCCCGGGTCGATCACTCATAACGCGGCCTTCCCTAATTAACCGAAGTGCGAAATGAAACACCAAGTGCCCCAATCCGGCCGGAAAACCAGTCTGCCTGCCGGGCTCAAGGATCTGGCAGAAAAGATCGAGAACTTCCTGACTGACCCAAACGGGCTCGATCTGATCCTCGCGCGAGAGTTCGCGGAAGATTGCCGTCGGCGGATACGGTCCTTTTCCGGGCATTCGCTCAAATTAGGCAAGCCCGGTTTCCTTGTCGACTGTTAGCCCCTCCATCTCTGCGATGGTACTTCCAAGCCGGTGCAAAGCCTTCAAGAGCCCTTTTCCCATGCCGCCAAAGTTATCCACAGGCCCTTTGACGCTGTTTTTAACCTCCGTCTGTAAGAAAGAACTTCTTGAATCTTTAAGAGTTTTGTTTCCTCCCGGAATTTCCGGCTTAGGTGCCATCGCGCGGAAAACGTAGGCATTCGAGGTCCGCAGCACGCGCCCGCCAGCACGGACGAGGCGGGTGAAAACGCGTAGCACCCCGGCGAACTCAAGCATCTTGATGGCTTCGAGCACCGTATCGCGATGGCATCCGGTCTTGCCGGCTATCGCCTCAAGGCTCGGAAAGCAGAAGCCCGTCTTTTTGTGGGCGAAGTCCATGAGCGCCCACAGCACGTCCAGGTAGGTTCGTGTGATTGGCCCTTTGTGCTGTCCTGGCTGACGGTGCGCCGCAGACCATCC